GTGGGGCCTTGTTCTTAGCCGGACCCCTGGCTACCCCCTTTTGCTTTCGGCGGGGTTGTTTTCCTTGCGCATTCTGTTTCGAATTCATGGTTGGGCTACGGCCCGCATCTTGGACTTGCTGAGCACGCCTTCGAACAGTCTTCCAACTTTCTCGGGGAAGAAGATGTGGCTGGAATGATCATCTTACGATATCAACCACACCCAGAACTTTGAGGCCAACAATGTGGGGGTTGGCGCGCCCCTATTCTAACGCTGTCAGTGCGGGCTCGAAAATGACATGATCGGCCAGGCATGAGGTAGTTTAACGACCTGCCCAGGTCTCACAGAATTCACGCGTTGTCGACTGCAACAATCTTGGCCACCAACAGCTCAAAACCCTCATCTAAAAATTTGTCAGGAGTCCAGGAGCGGATGTGCTCACGGAAACACGAAAGTAGATAAGTGTTAGTGTTGTATCGATCGGCCAAAAGTCCTAGAGTTTCAGGGGCTTCGGAGGCAGGGGCCTCTGAAATTTGGAGCACACTGAAGTTTTTACTCTTGGAGAACCATGGTTGATCATTGAGTTCCTGGCAACGGGTAAAAAGGTCATTTAGTATTGGTATGTGTAAAATATCGTTAGCTAGCCCGACCAGAACACCGTGGCAGTAGGGCAACCACAGGTCCGGCCGTAAGTCGTCATCTGACCAGAAGGAGCGCACTAGAATGCGACCGATCTTGGGTCCAAATCTAGTACCATCGTCACGAGTGGGGTAGGGGAGATTCTGTAGGAAGTCCACTCCTAGACTGCCAATGCGGGCAGTCCCGCCAGTAGGCACAAAGCCAGCCCGGTGTAATACTAATCGAAGGGGTTGGTTCAAAGTGTCGGCGGCCAAAGCACAAGTGAGGGTGGCTAATGAGTTGCCCCCAAGGGTGTCCCATTCTCCGCTAGCAGTAGTGGCCTTAACCTTGACACTACCAGCGGCGCCGTTCTTACCTGCACGCAGTCTATAGCGCTTCTTCAAAGTGGCTAGGGTGTGTTTGTACTCCTTAGTTAGATCGAGAAGGAAGTACACACTAGCTTTGCAAAGAATAGCGCCAGAGGTTATGTGCATGTCAAAACGGCTGATGTCCAGAGATTCCAAAGTCCGGAGAATTGGGTCTATACAAATGAGATCGTCCCCGACATTGGCATAAGACCTCTCAGAAATGAGTAGGGCTGAGTCGAACCATTTAGAAAAGGAGCGACGGGTCATGCCTGAAGCGAAGAGAAAGCGATCACCAAATGTCCTTTGAAGGATGGCGGCGAATCTTTGAGAGGAGGGCCCCATTTCGACGCGAACATCAGGTTTGGGAACACTGATGCCACGGGGGTGGAACTTCTCACCTTTGGGATCGAGAAGCACATATACGGGACCTTCACGCACAAAAACTGCTGTATTTGGACTCTGGAATTCATATGGGATATAAAGAGGATTAATTCTAATACTCTTTTCCTTCTTGACGAACATATCGTACACTAAGTTACGGTTCCCAGCTTCATACTCGCGGCGCATATGTTCGGCCTGTTTCAAGTTGAACTTGCTTCGCAGCCAACTGTCCATAGTGTGTTCATCTTTGGGTTGATGGGCAGTGGGGTTCATTGAGCGGAAGCGAGCCAACGAGATAGGGGCCAAAACAACGCGCCAATAAGACTTGACTTCTTTGCGGTCATCAAGGGCGTCGTATCTCTTGGGCTTGCCTGCCATGCGATGCAGAGCAGCAGCATTGCAATTATG